GTGGCTTTTTTATTGACAAGAATAAGGCCTTTAGAATAGATCTATCTAGATGTAGTTAGAAAGTGCCGTACATTGGAAAGCAGCTGGTTCGTGGCCAGAACCGTAAGTTAGACGACATCTCCAGTGGCTTTAACGGTAGCCAGACAACATTTACGCTTCAAGTAGCAAGTCAGAACGTAACTGTTGGTAGTGCTCTCCAGCTGTGGATCTCCCTTGGTGGTGTGATCCAAGAACCTACTATTGATTACACGATCGCAGGTAATCAGATTACCTTTACTACGGCTCCTGCGGCGAGCCTTGATTTCTTTGGTGTCATCCAGGGAGATGTAACGGATACCAATACGCCGGGTGATGCAACCGTCACCACTTCGAAGCTTGCGACTGGTCTTACTGTCAATTTAGCTGATGGTTCAGCTGCTACTTCTTCTCTGCAGTTGGGTGGCACTGATAGTGGTCTATTCAGCAGTGCAGCAGATAAGGTCAATGTGACCACTGGTGGTGTCGAGCGCCTTGAGATTGGCGACTCTGAGGTTGTGTTCAACGATCCCAGTAATGATGTTGACTTCCGCGTGGAGTCAAACGGCAACGCAAACATGCTGTTTGTCGATGGTGGTAACGATCGTGTCGGTATTGCAACTGGCTCACCAAGCGCTCCTTTTCATCTGAACGCAGGAACAACAAATAACGCTCTATTTGTTGATAGTAGTGACGCTGAAGTGTCTATCGGGCTTGCAGCATCAGACGGTGCAGTTCGGTTGCTTCAAAGTTCTGGTGGACTTGTTTTCCGTACTAATGGCAATGCAAATGCATTCGGCACTGGCGATAGCGAGGCAGCACGCATTGATTCAAGTGGCAGGCTCCTCGTGGGGACGTCTACAGCACGCAATAAGGTATACAACGGCACAACATCTGTTAACGTTCCGCAATTTCAAACAGAAGTTTCAGGCTCTGGCGTTACAAGCAGGGCAATGATAACTGGAAATCCTGGGACAAATACTTCTGAAGTTGGTCCAGCTCTAATACTTGCAAGATCAACAGGAACAACGGATAACTCTTACACCGCAGTTACTGCCTCGGCAAATCATTTAGGGCAGGTTTCGTTCCAAGGCGCAGATGGATCTGAATTTGTTGAGGCTGCGCGTATTGAGGCACTTGTTGACGGCACGCCTGGCGCAAATGATATGCCAGGCAGGCTTGTTTTCAGCACTAACAGCGGTTCAAGCAGCACGACGGAAAGAGTCAGGATTAGTTCAAATGGTGCCGTAGGTATCGGGACCACGTCAAACAGCAACAGGCTGCGTATTCACGAAGGCTCTGACACTCCAAACGTTGTCATCGTGACTGGTGCCGATGAAAGCAGTGAATTTTTAGCTCTAGGTATTGATAGCGGCCTCCCTTGTGTTACTGCTGGCGGCGTTAGCAGCACTTCTGCTTCACTTGGATTTAGAGTTTCAGATAATGGGACTGAAAGCGAGGCGGCACGCTTTGACAAAGACGGGCGGTTGTTGATTGGGATCTCTTCTGTTATTGACAGTAATTCAACTGTTGAGACTTACAAAGCATCTGGGCAAAACCATGTAAGGGTTCAATCAAACTCACTTGCCAATGGTGAGTATGCAATGTTTAGGGCTCATGGCATAGCTAATACCAATACGCGGCAAGCATTCATTGGCGTGTATAAGCACTCTGGCATTACAAATGCAGGTCCATTTTTATTCCTTGAGGCAGAAAATGGCGCTAATGCTAATTACTGGACTGACAATTCTGGTAATTTTAGGACATCGGGTTCAAGCGCGCATATTGGTACAACTAGCGGAACTGTTGTAGGCACTCAAACGTCAGATCTGCGTCTAAAGAATGTTGGAGCAAACGTAAGCTACGGTCTTGCTGAAATTAAACAGCTCCAGCCGAAGCAATACGCTCTGAAGACAAATCCTGACGTTAACAAGCTTGGCTTCATTGCGCAGGAAGTTGAGTCAATTATTCCTGAAGCTGTATTTGACACAAATGAAGAGCTTGATGGGCATCAAGAAGGCGACCGCACCAAGCTGGGCATGGAATATGTCCAGCTAATTCCTGTGTTGGTCAATGCGATTAAGGAGTTGTCTGCTGAAGTAGATACACTTAAGACCAAAGTTGCCGCCCTTGAGGCTGAGTAGTAACCACCGAAAGTCGATAAAAGAATTTTGGCTTATAATTTGTAGAGGCATTTTTATATCATGGCTATCACCACTACTTGGTCCATCAACACTCTCGAGCGGGAAGTTGCGGATGGATATGTTTACACCGTTCACTATTCTGTGAATGCCGTGAGCGACACCTTGGATCCTGAGGGTAACCCTTATTCCCAAGGTGCTTATGGAAGTGTCGGCCTAGAGCGCCCCGAGGGTGACCTCGTCGCTTATGAATCTTTGACCGAGGAAACAGTTCTTGGCTGGGCACAAGCTGCACTTGGTGGCTCCGAGAAAGTAGCTGACATTGAGAACGCTCTCGAAGCTGCACTCACCGAGAAGATGTCCCCGACCAAGCTCGCCGGTGTCCCTTGGTGACGTTAGCTTTCAGGCTGGTAATCACAGTCCTTGCACTTTTTCCTAATCTTTTGATCGGTTACGTCTATTTAAATAAAGACGCAATCATCAAAGAGCAGAAAGATGCGTTGATGAAGAGCATCAGTGGTCAGCTGGCAAGTCAACTTGTCAAGCAGACAGAGGCCTTGACGGGCAACATGGACTCCATGTTCTCCGAGAAGATCAAGCCCGAGATGACTTCACAGCACAACAATCAGCTGAAGGCCTTCCCTAAACAAACTGGACCAGCTATCCCGATGAGGTGATGCCAGAGATACCTGACATAGGTATCAATAAAATCAGCACCGTTCAGGTTCATTCTTGGACGGTGCTTCCGCCTGTCGTAAACACAATTGAAGTCCCTGTCACTGTCGACATAGGAACGCCGATTGTTTTGATGCCTGGATGTGTGAAGTCACATCCCTTATCAAGCAAATCGAATTCGATCCAGAAGGATGACCCCAATGGTGTGAAGACCTACTGCGATGCAAACGCACCGTCCTTCACACCTCTGGATTACTCTCCGCAGGACTTGATTTACACCGTTGAACAGCCTGCTCCGGCATATAAAGCGGAGCCTCCAGAAGTCCCTGCAACTCCAGAGATACCTGCAAAACTCCCCCAGACAACCGCACCGAGCGCAGAGCAGAATAAAGAAACACAAAAAGAACCAGCTAAACCTGTTGCAGAGGCTGTCCCAACTCAGCCAGTGGAAGCAAAGGTAACGCTGACTGATTACCTGCCTTCACCTCAGCAGGTCACGACAACAGCTTCGATCGCTATTGTTGCGACGTCAGCGGCCCTCCTAGCAAAGCCGCTTGCCGACTTGCTTCTAAAGCTGGTGAAGCCTGTTGTGAAGAAGACCCAGAAGAAACTGTTTGACGCACTCGGGAAGAAGACGAAGGTTGAGTCAGTCCGTGAGCGTGTCCTTGCCCAGCGTGATCGGAACCGTGCTCTTCTTGCTCTGAGACGTTCGTTAAAGAAATAGGGTGAACATGTGGAGCCACAGTTTCATGCGGCATCTTCACTACGATGTCGGCACAGATTTTTGCGAACTGTGTGCCAGGTCGGAATGTAATACCAGCTTTAGCTAATTCTCCACAATTTTTAAGACGCGCAATTTCAAAATCAAGTCTCCGATTCGCCAGGGTTTGCTCTTGTATTGCGATCTGTGCGTCTGCAGCTTTCTTACATCTTGCCTGAAGACCACCATCAAGAGGTATAGAAAGCGTTGCGGAAAGGCCACCATTCCAGCTGAAATTATTCTTTTGACCAGTTCTCACAGGCTTGTAGTACAGGATTTTTCCAGGGTTGTCGAGGACTCCGTCATCATTAAGATCACTGGTGTCATACACAGGATCGTTGTAATAATCTTCAAATGGTTGCTGGTACGAACCAGTGCGTGTCACGAAGGGAGTAACATTCAAAGTCGGCCCCTGGCATTGAATACCTGCTCCATAAGTGTTGGTAATATAAGGACCCTGAAGTACCTGGATAGCCTGATTAGTCACGCTTCCACTGCTATTGGCAATCGGGTTTGCTGTGGCGCTCACACCTCCAACATCACCCGCCCAGGAAGGGGCTCCTATTAACGACGCTAAACCTATTGCGAGAAGATGGATGTACTTTCTGTCACGCTTCGTATCTCCGTCGTTCTGTTGATAATCGTGTGATTCGCCAGCCCTGGAGCTTGTAGGGTTTCGGTGAATTGAAAGCCTTTTGTGTTGTCGACTATTGACCAGCTTGGCTTGTTTGCAGCATCCAGTGTTGTCCATGTGCTGGTAACGCCATTAAGAGTATTGCTGTTTCCTGAGGTTGTGGAAGGAGCAATACTGTTTCCTGTGTTCTTTATGTTAGTGCCGGTCACGGAGTATTGGTAGCCCGTGTTGTAATCCATAGAATTTATTACCTCAGTCACGACGGAAGTTGTTTCCGTTTTTGACGTCAAGCTGCCTTGCGTAAAGTTGGGCACGACAGGAACTGAATGTCCAGGTTGCATCAACCCATGAAGGATTCCCAGGATGAATCCCAGAGCAACACCTTCATGTAAGCGGTCCATTTATCGGACAGTAATTTCGCTGACGTGTTGTCCCGTGGCCGTGGTTCCTGCCCCACCTGCTGTCACCGTTACGGCCCCGGCAGAGGTAATCGTGCCCGCCAGGTCTCCAGCTGTTCCTGCCGTGGTGCTAATCACGCTAGAGAAGTTGGGCACAGCACCGACAGTCGGAGCTGCCGAAGGGACAGCATCTCCTGCGGTGTAAGACTGACTAAAAGAAAAGGAGCTCCCAGGTATGTCCTGTGTCGCGGAAATAGTGCCAGGATCATAGACCCCTGAAGTGATAGTCCCCGCAGAAATGGTGTTTGCAGTTGTGCCGTCTGTTGTGTCTACCCCATTACCACTAATGGAGAATGAAGAACCAAGCCGGGTCGCATTGGTTGCAGCAGCATCAACAGTCAACTGGACTGAGCTTTGAAGTTTATGGGTGATATCAGCGTAAGCAGGTGCTCCCGCAAAAGCGATAATCACAAGCAACCGCCACATAACAAATCCTCGTTCGTATATTGATCTTAGTAGAAGCACATTCAGTATAAAATGTTGACATGAAAGATGATGACTCACAGTTTTCTTTTAGGGATCTTTTAACTACCCTTGTTCCCGCTGGTGTCCTTTCATGGGCACTTGCGATGTTGACTGCAAGTTACATGGGTTATGCAAAGATTGATGCGGCGTTCATTTCGTCACTGGTGACATCAGTTTTAGCCGTGTATGGAATATCAAGAAAAGATGATAAAGAAACTAGAAAGCCAGATAAAAAGTTTATAGTCGAGTCAAAGGACCAGACACCACCAACTAAATGACGCTAGGTCGGCCAGGTGATTGCATAGACCTGGCCACTATCACCGATACACAGCTTTTAGAGGAGCCGAGGGCCGTTGAGGATTTAGCTCCCGATCAGTACGCCCATGTCTTGAAAGACAGGCACCTGAAAGACTGCCTTATTTGTGAGACGGCAGAAGGCTATACAAAAATAAAAATGACCCTGGGGACCTGGTGGGTCAGAAATGAAGACTGGATCGATAGCAATATTCCGACGACGCCCCTTCCTTATTTAGAGTCAGAGGGCTTCAGGTTTTTGCCAGACACACCCTATATACACCACCCGTACAACGGAGTTAGTGATGCTGCAAAGTCATTGTCCTGCACCTTAGGAGCGTGTCTTCTGCAACAAAAACTCTTTAATAAAGAGACTTATGAAGAGTATGTAAGCAGGGTTGACAAGCACGGCGACTCTTCAAAAGCCACCACGCACCTCGATGTTCTACGGCAGATGGGTATTCCCATGAAGTTCGTAAGGGATTTGGATGCAAGCGATATTAAAGAGACAATCGACCAGGGTCGAAGTGTCCCGGTGGGTCTAGTGATCAAGGGGACACCTGAGCGACCACGGGGCTTCACGTACTGCATCTTGATTTATGGGTATAGCGACACGCATTGGTTGGTGCACGATTCCGTTGGCCGCGCTGACATTCAGAGGGGGTTTTGGGTTTCCAACGAAGAAGGCAGTGGGGAAGCTGTGACTTATGACATCGAGGAGTCCCGTAACCGCATCTTTTTTGGCGGTGGGTGCAGCGCGTTTGCATGGCTGAATTGCCAAAAAAATTAAGCTATACTTAGCTCGAATGGCTTAAACAAGATGGAAGAAATTTTTTCAGACACTGAAAAGCAACTGCTCAAGCAGCAAGAAGAGCTGGCTGAATTCATCAAAACAGGTGAAGCTGAGCTAATGCGAAATAAGGAGCTGTATCTTAAAGTCACTGGAGCACTCGAAGGTGTTGCCATTGTCCGGGGACGTATTTCAGAGTTGAACTCAAACACCGAGGAAATTTTTGACCGTTGAGATGTTGAAAGACATTAACAAAAATCGATACAATGCGCTCTGTTTAGTCGCAGATCACATTTGTCCGTCAGAGCCTTCTCGTGAGATGCGGCTCGATGCAATTATCAGAGACGTTCCTGACGAAGATTTGCGTTGGGTTCTAGGTAGATTGCACTATTTTTTACTAAAAATTATCGAAGATTCTGACTACGATCCTGCAGAAGATATTGAA